CGGGCAATGCTTGTAATATGCAGCAAGCCTTCTATTCGGGCTGAGTCGGATACATCCTTACTGAAACACGCCTTGAACAAATAGGATATTCTGAAAGGATAAAGATTGTAGTCTCCACCTGCCATTTTATCGTAAGGTTTAAGTTCATTCAGCACCTCTTCAAACTTCGCTACCATTTCTTCCTGATTTTCTTGCGCGGGATTCTCCGGTTGTTTCTCTCCTTCTTCGTTATCAGAAGGTATATTTACCGGTTCAGGCAATTCTTCCAGAAAATCTTCCGGAACGTCGACTATGTTCCGACCCCACTGACCTACCTCATACCAGAATACAGGCTTCCCGCTCTTGTGTAGCTGACGGGTATTATGCGCTTTGTAGATTGCAACCTGAGCGTCTGAAATACGTTTCAAATCATATTCTTCCAGATGATAAATGAGGGAATCATTCACCAATTTAAGCGCGTCGTAGTCTTTCAGCTTTACGACCTGTCCGACACTGAATTTTGATACTTTAATTTCTCCGTCCATATATTTTGCTATTTTAGTTCCTGATGGCTGTTCTTTGCTTATAATTTTTCTGAAATCAAGCTGTGGAATCTCTAAATGTTTCCTGATATTCAATGTGTCAAAATCTTTGCTACTGAAATCCGTACATATTCCGACGTACATCTTTTCAAATTCACTCGGAAGAAACGGATGGCTTGCAAATACGCCTTCACCCGGTTCTTTAGATATGTTTCTGATATAGTTACATATCGCTTCTTTAGCTTTCGCAGCATTAATTTTTATCTTCTTTTTCTTCTTTCCCATTTTCTTCTGATTTATCGTTGTTGTCGTTATATACTTTCTCCATCTCGCGGAAAAGGATCTTGTACACTCCCGGAAGAGTGCCTTTCTCTTTTGTCTCACATACCTGGGATCTGCACCAAGAATTTTCCCAACATCCATTACCAGCGGTCCGACGGCTTTCTCTGCATTCGGGAAACGTGCTATGTCTCCAATGGTTTCCAGTTCCAACAGGCGATCTATTCCAACACCGGTCATGGACGCAAACTTTTCGCGGGTATATCCGTGCATCTCATACATGGCACGCACGCCCTGACCGAGGTTGAGTTCGTAGCGGCATCCGTCTTTCAGTGCAAGCTGACTCACTTTGACCGTTTTCAGCATACGGAGTGTACGGGCCATCACGTCGGCATCCGCACGCGCTATGTATTCTGCCATAGCCTTCTTTGTGCCAAACACGTTATACAGATAGCGTAGGGTAAGCATACTCAGTGTGCCGTGATTGCGGTAGACTTCCTGACGAAGCTTTCTGAGAGTAATGGATTCGTTTGTTTCAGGTACTGTGCGGATATGATCTTCCAGGCAGAGGTGACGAAACTTGTCAATCACGCTTTCGCCTTCTGCCTTTGCATCGGGCAGCATTTCCATGACAT